AATGCGAAACGAATACAGCCTGAAGTAGGTGCAGTAAATACAACCTTAACCCGTTTCATATTTTTAAATTCGCCTTGATTAGCACTATAGCCAGTAATTACCTCGCTGTCGCCTATCCAACCTAAGTAAGCACCACCAGGTTTTTCGATATTCTCAATGACTAATTTAGCTTGCCCACGATGACAAGCTAACCATACGGAGGCAATATATTTTTTATTAGGCACAACATTAATATCCTGAGATAACCACCCAATTCGCCCAGTATCAGAGGTTTCCTGTGTAGTGCTATACCGCATCGAAAATACTAACTCATTTGGTAGTCCTCCATTTTTTAGTCCGTAATTATCTTGTTCATTCCTATTGAAAATATTACGGGTGTCAATATTTAGCCGATCACCAACTTCTCCTCGCCAGTAGTTCCAGCCAAACGGAGCTATTGACAAATCGGGTGTTGCAAAAATAGGATTAACCAGCAAATTCCCACCTAGCCCAATCGCTAACTTATCCGCCGATATTTGCCCTGCTGCCAAATGCTCCGTTTTAATCGCTCCTGCAGTCAATACAGCAGTTCTGACGGAATTTGCATTGATGTGGTCTCCTGAAATCGAGCCTGTTGCGATTAAATTCCCATTAATCGCTACTTTATTTTCTACCACGCCAAATAGTCTTACTGGCGTGCCGTCTTGGGCGTTTTTCACGACCTCAAATTTATCTGCCATCACAATCACAGAAGATTCCGCATTACGGTTATCTGCCGTTGCACCAAATGCAATACCGGCAATCGCTTTGCGTCCACCGGCAATGGTTTCGGTTTTGATGGTATGGGTAGCAGATAATTTGCCGTCCACACTTGCTACCGCATTGCTGACTTGGGTAATTTTAGATGAGTTTGATCCGACTGAGGCATTGACCGTATCAATGCGAGAGCTTAGTGCTGAATCTGCATTTGCCAGCGTTTGTTGAACCGAATCTACTTTTGCAGATACTGCACTTACAGAACTCTCCACATCCTCCGGTGCTGGTGTCCAGTCTGTAGCGATAGCGCCTTTCTCTAGTTTCAGCTCGGCAAATTCAATATAACTTACATCCGCCTTACCATAACCACCAATAATGATAAATATATCAGGGTAATCCTCGGTTGTCTCAAATGTGAGCTTGCAAGTTTGCCATGTCTCATTACCGACAACATTTGATGTGATAAGCCGTCTGCGCTGATTGCTTCCATAACCAATAAAAGTATTATTAATTGTAGCGTTGGTGCGATACTTAAACGATAGAGTGTATTTACCAGCAAGCAATTTTCCCGATGTAATCGCTGTCTTTCGACCAAACCAACTATCTTGTATACAGTTGATTCGTACTACTGGAGTTTTGAAATCAGTGTTATCTAATACATCTTGAGATGATCTGACAAAATTGATTAAGTTTGTTGCGTTGGATTTTAATAATAAATTTCTTCCACCGACAGCCAACTCGCCAATCGCTGATTGTGTATCTGCCTTCCAAACTGCCTGCAACGAACTTTGTGCAAGGCTTGCCACCTCACTTTTATTCGCTTTGGTTGATTGGAAATTGGTAATAGTTGATTCCGCATTTGCAACACGGCTTGTTATGTCTGTGAGCTTCTCTGCATTCGCTTTATCGGCATTCACACGAGCATTTTTTTCTTCCGTGATTTTGGCGTTGAAATTAGTCTCTGCTTTGGTCAAGTTCACAGATAACTGATTAAGTTGCTGTGCTTGTGCTGAATCGGTGGCCGCTTGAGTTTGTTTATAACTCGTTAAATCAGCGGAAACTGCACTAACCGCACTGTCCACATCTTCAGGTGCTGGCGTCCAGTCTGTGGCTACGTTGCCTTTTTCCAGTTTGACGCTGTGAAACTCAACAAACTGCTCTGTGCTGGTTTGCCGAAAACCGATTAAGACATAACCTTGTTGCGTGGTAAAAGGAGCCTTGAACGTGAGTTTGTAATGATTAAACTCAGTTTCGGAAGCAATATAAATTACCGGTAAGTTGGCATTATTACCGTCTTGACGCATTAGGTAGAGATAGTCTAATTCCTTATTCCCTCTGGCAAAGAAGGATAGTGTATAAGTTTCTCCTTTTTGTAAATAAGAGGTCGAATGATGTCTAGATGAAACAATACCAATAGAACCGCTAGTACCTGTCGCTATTAATTTGATAGTTCGACGATTTGCATTTTCTGTAAAACTAATCTGTGGATTGCCCCATTTATTATAGAGATTAAACTCGCTATCTCTTAATAAATTCCGACCACCGATATTAATATTCTCAATTTTAGCATTTAAATTCTGGCTAACTTCACTAATACTTTGGGCATTAGTTGCCACTGTCTTTTGAATAGTTGCGATATTGCCTTCAGCAGTTCCCATTCTTGCTGTTAATGCTTCACGGGCTTGTGATTCAGCTTTATCAGCATTTGCTCGAGCTGTTTTTTCCTCTTCCAAGCCTGATAGAGCATTATTAGCTTTTGCTGTGACAGCAGAAATCAGTTGTGCTTGTTGAGCATCAACATTTTGTAACTGTGTAACAGCAGCCCCACGAGCGGTTGCTTCAGCTTGAATTTTTTTCGTTAAATTCGCACTTTCGGCTTGAATGGCTTTAGTACGGTTATTTGCTTCGGCAGTAACGGCATCTTGTCGGTTAGTAATCTCTTGGTTAATGTTGCTTTGAACTGTTTCCGCTAATCTTCTTGCCAAATTTGCGGTGTTATCTGCACCTGTTAATTGCGAAATAAGGGACGTATCAATTTTAGATTTTGATAATTTGCCGGTAACATCTTCCGCAGCAACTGTAGCTGAGTATGCTGTACCGTTCCAAGTATAGAGCTTGCCGTCAGCCTGATTGTAAACTTGAGATGACGCCAGTTTAGTACCTTTGTCGGTCAAATTAGCGACTGTTTTGACCAGCTCTAAACCTCGTGCCGGTGCAGCAACATCAAAAACCTCATTAACAATATTGCGTGATAACTGAGTGTTTAATTCGGTTAATAGAGCATCCAAATCAACCGCTGTTTGTCCTCTTACCCCCTGTTGTTGATAAAACGGTCCGACATTAATGCCTCTGGTATGACGTAGCCAATAATAGCGTACAACCTTGTTACCTTTTAGTGTGTGAGCATAGGTTCTAGCGGTCACTTTTGCGATTTTTTCTGCAAGAGCGAAATTATCAGTTTCCGCTGCGAAAATCTCGGTTTGCGTAACCTCATTTATCCAATCCCATTCGAGGGTAATTTGCCCTAATCCACCTGTTACTACTACACCGGTCGGAGCTGGAGGTCGATCAATAGTAAAGGTTTGTGTTTTTTCGGTGACGATTTGCCCTTTGGCATTTTTACCGTAAATAATCACGCTGTAATCGCCATTCGGTAAATCGCTCAACTCAATATTTGGGTCGGCTAATCCTTTCTTGAATTGATACAAATTGCCATCTTTGGTGATTTTAATATCATAGGTCAGCTTGCCGTCGCCAGAACTAATATCACTGGAGATATAGAGCTTGCCGTCATAACCAGTCGAGACTTCTACTGCGTTAATTTGTGGGGCTTTGTAAAGCGTTCTCGCCGTATCCACAAAGTGAGCGGCATTATCTACAATCGCCTCTTTTTGTGGCTCGTGCTGCAATGCAGTAATCGTATTTGTACCGTCCGCATTTTCCACAATCGAGATTGAGCGGTATAAGCCCGAGCTGATTTGTTTAGTCGATAACGACCAAACACCGTAGGTTTCTAAGCCGGTTGGCGTGCTATCTAGCGTGATTTCTTTACCGTTTACCGATTGGATTTTAATGGTAGAGTGTGTTGCCTCGCCGTTGATATAGGTAAAATAACTGGCGCTATCAATGCTAATTTCACGGTCAAGGGTAACTTTTCTCCCATTAATCGCCAGTACACGTCCGCCAATTTCCGTACCGGCATAATGGCTGTCGGCAACACGGATAATATCACCCGGCAAGTGCATTAAGCCCTCACGTCCAACGGTAAAGGTAATGGTTTCCTTTTCTCGTTTTTCGGTTTCTAAAATCCATTTACCGGTACGGTATGCTTGCCCACGAGATGTACAGCCAAAGGCAGTTACTTGGCTTAAATTTAAGCCGTGTTTTTTGATTTCTTCATCGTCTGAAACGTACTCAATCGCACTTTCATAGCCATTTGTTTTATCCGAATAAGTAACTTGCACTGCATTATGGCGTGATTTGCGAGCAGAGTAGGATCGTTCAAATCCACCAACTACATTAGCATTTGTGTAAGTCCAAACCGGATCACGCGGACGGTCGATAATGACCGATACTTCTGTTCCGGTCCAAATCGGAATCGCACGGAATACCGAGCAGAAATCATTCAACAAGTCATAGGCAGTTTTAACTTCCGTGAGCCATACGTTACAGGTGAAACGAGGCTCCATTCCACCCATACCGTCCGGCACAAGTTGATCGCAATAGCGAGCAACATCATACAACGCCCATTTGTCAAAACTGATTTCAACCCCAAGCATTTTGCTTAAAATCGGAGCTAAATCGTAAATTTCCCACGCAGGGTTATTCGTTCACGCAACTTTAAATGTGCCGTCCCAAAAGCCGGTGTAAGTGCGTTTAACTGGATCATAATTGCTTGGCACTTTGACTTTTTTCGCTTTAATTAGGTAGTTTCGGGTCGGGATATTATTAAAATACTCCGAATCAAAACTGATACCGGCAACCGCTGAATTAGGGTAAGTAAATTCGGTATCGATAATTTCGGTATAGCTGCTCCAAATCGTACCGTTTTGTAGGCGTTGGGAATTGCTGTCGTCTGTTAATCGCTTAACAGAGATGTTAAACGGCACAGGCGGTAAGTTATCAAATACCACCGATTCAAGGTATTGAGAGCTGTATTTACCATCAAAGGTGTGGGTATGTTGGCGTTTTCCAATTGTGATTTTTAGGCTTACGCTGGTTGTATTTGTATCGCCTTGATTGTTTTGATGGAATAATGACCGTACCCCCAACGTTAAACGCAAACGGCTGATGCGTTCATCAGTAACAGTGCGGACGATTGCACCGTTCTTTTTCTTTACTTCCACGCCCACATTAACTTCATTCTGTGAGCTGTCGTAGCCGTCTAACACGTTTTGATCTTGAGTACCAACATTTAACTGACCGCTCACATTATTAAAATTATAAGTGTCGTCATCGTTTTGGATCTGCGTGCCGTCTAGGTAAATCGATTTAAAACCATCAACCAAGCCTTCGATTTCGCCCTCGCAAAGCAATTCCACAATATTCACAATTTGTTTTGAGCGACCGGTTTCCGGTGCTTCAATCGGGGTGTGGCCACCTCCGCCACCTTTTGCTCCGTAAATACGCATAGTTATCCCTTATCTTCTAAAGCCGGTTTTCTTGTTGCTTGCCGGTTGATTTTCCTTAATGGTGATCGTCTCAACGCCCTGCGAAATCACCAGCGAGCCGGTACGAATCAAACCATAAGCCAACGGCACAGGTTTGCCTTGAGCCACCAAGTTATTCAAATTTGAAAAAGCCGTTGAGTTTTCTTTCTCTTTTTCATTGCCGATATTCGGGGCGTTTGGCATTTTGGTAAGCATTTGAGCCACACCGCCGAGCAACATTGATGCCCCCATTGCTCCAACTGTCATTGCTGTAACAGAGCCAACCAATCCTAAGCCGATAGGACCTAACGCAAATGCAGCCCCAATTAAAGCCACACCTAACACCGCTTGAAAAATACCACCGCTTTTCGCTCCTTTGACAACAGGGGTAAAATGAATGGTTTGCCCTTTCTTCAGGCAATAAAAAAGCCATTTTTCAAGGGCTGATGGGTCTAAATACTGCTTACCGATACGGACTTTATAAACACCGTCTCGCAACGCTTCACGCAATCCTTTAAGCTGTGAACACAGAGCACGAATTGCCTCAGCGATGTCTTTAACTAAAATTTTAAAATCTGTGCCGAATGTTTTAAGGTGTCCGTAAAATTTAACTGTAATCATAGTTACCACCAACGAATAGCAGTGATAAATTCAGGGGCTTTCCAGATGAACGCAAACAAAAAGAGAATTATTGCGGCTGTCCACATTGTTTTTCTGATTTCTTTTGGGGTAATATTTATTGCTTCCATAAGAACTCCTAGAAATTTGAATGTAAATCGTTTATCATTCATTTAATTTATGTCCTCTTAGTTAGGTAAGTGGATATGAAAAACCCCGAAGTGCTGCAAACGCTTCGGGGTTTGTTTTTGTTACAAGCGGTCATTTTTTGTTAGTTATTTACAGCAATATCATTCAATATGCCGTCAAAATCTAACTTATCCGCCAGTTTATGCCGCCAAATGCTGTGGGTATGACGTAACCAATAGCCGTCGTATAAATCACGCTCAGATAATCGGTTCGGGCTGTGATGGATTACCATCTGTTCGCCAATATAAATCGCTGCGTGGTTAGGTACATCAGCTCCAACCTGCATTAAAATCACATCGCCGATTTGTGGCATTTCCACTCGCTCAAAACCTTGTCCTTGAATATTATCCAAGTAAAGATTTTGCCCGCTATGCCACCAGTCATCTTGTCGCTCGAACTCATCCATCTCATAACCGGCAAGCATATAGGCATCACGATAGAGCGTATAACAGTCCATTACTCCGTGTTTAAA